GCTCCTTTACCTCCAGCTCCTCCTCCACCTGATCCTCCAGGACCAGCTGGGTCAGGAACCGATGGAAAATTTCTTGCACCACCACCGCCACCGCCAGCGTAAACAGTGCAAGAATTATTTATATTATTTGTTACACCAGTTCCACCTGTTGCTTCAGGTCCACCTTGTGCACCTGCTCCACCACCTCCAGCACCACGTTCTTGAGGAGCGTTTGAATTTCCATCATTTCCTTGAGGTGGACTTGTAGGAGGTGTATTACCACAACCTCCTCCTGGTGAGCCTCTTCCTGTTCCACCGCCAGATCCTCCGTCTCCTCCAGCTCCTGCTCCACCACCAAAACCACCACCAGTTGATGTGATTGTACTAAATACTGAATTACTTCCTTGAGTTCCATTTCCAGTATTTTCTGGATTTCCATTAAAACCTGATCCACCTGCACCAACTGTTATAGGATAACTTGTTCCACTTAATGCAGAAAAAGGTAATGATGATCCTTGTAAAGGAGATGGACCAAAACCAGATGCTCTGTAACCTCCAGCTCCACCACCTCCAGCACCATCACTATTAGCACCACCACCTCCACCACCTGCAACTACTAGATAATCTAAACTATAAACTAAAGGTGCTTCAGGCCATGTTCCTTGTGTAAGTTTACTAAATTGACTTTGTATTGACCACACACCAGTTGCTTTACTTAATTCTTTTACAATAACCACTCCTGAACCACCTGCTCCACCAGCTTTGTGAGTGTTACCAGCTCCACCTCCACCACCACCTGTATTGGCACAACCTGCTCCACCATCTCCTGCTGCTCCTGGTTCTCCACCTAGTCCACCAGTTCCACCACCACCTGCTCCTCCTGGAATTACTGCGGGTCCTGGATTACCAGCTCCACCTGAACCACCACCTGCGTAAGTTACGGAACATCCTGTGATTGTATTTGCAACTCCTGCTCCACCTTTTCCTCCTGTTGGTGTACATGATCCAGCTGTTCCTCCAGCTGCGTTTGCTCCACCACCACCGCCACCACCAAAAGGTCCAGAAGAGTTTCCACCACCGCCATTAGTTCCTTGTGCAGGACTTGTTGGGGGTGTATTACCACTTCCTCCAGCTCCAGATCCACCACCGCCACCACCAGATCCACCGTTTCCACCAGCTATGTTAGATTTATATCTACCACCAGTTCCACCACCGTTTGATGTGTATGTTGTTGAACTAATTGTAATCGCTGAGTTACTTCCAGCGTTTGCATTACTACAAGAAGGCCCTGGTCCACCAGATCCACCTCCTCCTACTGTAGCAGGTATAGATGTATTACCACAAACTGAAAGACAAGTAAAAGCTCTGTATCCTCCAGCTCCACCGCCGCCACCGCCACCACCAGGTCCAGCTGATCCAGAACCACCGCCACCACCACCTGCAACTACTAATACGTCTGCAATTCTTGTTCCTGGTTGTGTGGTTAATGACCCTGTAGAAGTTTTAGATGTAACGGTACACTTTCCAAACGAAGTTACATTCGTTTTTCCAATTAATCCTCCATTACCTGTTCCGCCGCCTCTTGGCATTATGTCCTCCTATGCGGACACCCAAGATGTGCCGTTCCAGTCGTATACTGTTTTAGGATCCGCTGTGTCGTTTGATTTTGTTGCTTCCCAACCTTTGATGTTGTCAGCTTGATATTTTGTATCGTTCCATGAAATATTGTATATCCAAACAATGGGATCTTCACCATCATTAACAATCGTTGGATAAGAAATTGGTGCTTGCCAATTATCATCTGCATCTAAAGACCAAGATGCGTAAGGTTGTGGTGCTATAAATTTATCTTTTGTAGAATCATAAACATAACCAATACCTGCGTATTGTTTTCTAAAATTATTATTGTAAGAAGTTTGTTTCCAAGTTCCACCACCAAAAAAATTTACACACCATGTTTCACCATCAACATGCATATCATTAGCAGCTATAGTTCCATTGTTTGCAGGAATATCATTTCCTACAACAACTACTCTTTCTACAACTTGATGCGTATCAGAAGTGAAACCAGTTGGATCTACTTTTGATTTTAATTCTGCGAAATGTGCCATTTTATTTTCTCCTTAAAATATTTTATACCAATTTTATATTAAAATCCAGTCCATTCTCCGTTAACAGCTAAATCATATACTTCTTCTAAACTCCAAATTCCAGGGGCCGAAGCGGGTATACTAACAGATGGTTCTTTAACAACAACTATACCTGAACCACCAGCTGCTCCTAACATGTTTGTTCCAGATGGACTTGGTGATCCACCTGATCCTGCTCCACCAGCTCCACCACCTGTATTAGCAGAACCTGCATTTCCTGGAGTTCCTCCAGTTTTATTACCTGGTCCACCAGCACCGCCACCACCAGCTCCACCAGATCCTCCTGTAGAAGTTGAACCTGGGCCAAAAGCATTAGCAAAAGCTCCACCTCCACCACCACCTGCGTACGTTACATCAGAACCTGTAATTGTATTTGGTGCACCTGCACCTCCATTTGCTCCAGGAGAAGATGGAAAAGTTCCTCCAGGGTGAGCTGATCCTGCAGCTGTTGCACCTCCACCACCTGTTCCTCCAGAACCATTATTAGGTGCTCCTCCAGCATTACCTTGAGAAGGACTTACTGGGGGCGTATTACCTGCTCCAGGTGAACCACCTGTATAAGATGTTCCACCACCAGAACCACCAGCTTGACCAGCAGAGTTTTGTCTACCTGCTCCTCCTCCTGCTGCTGTTAAACAAAATGCAGATGAATTATTTCCGTTACCACTGTTGTTATTTGGAGGATTAGCACTACTCCCTCCAGCGCTACCACCGCCTCCTACAGTTATAGTATAACTCGTATCTTTTGTAACTGGAACAGCACTACCTCTAAGTGGACTAGGTCCAAAACCTGATGCACGATAACCTCCTGCACCTCCACCTCCTGCAGAAACAGTACACCCTCCAGCTCCAGCAGAACCTCCACCACCACCAACAATTAAATAATCAACGTTAGCCGTTGCTTGTGCTGTAAAAGTTCCTGATGAAGTAAAAGAAGTTACTTTTGCTGATAAACATGAAGCAGCAGTGACTGTTTGAACTGGTCCAATTACTCCGCCGTTTCCTTGCGCCATAATTTAAACCTCCTACGCGTCGTCTAATATTTCATATGAGATGAATAAATCTAAATCTGAGGCAGCACTTGCACCACCTTTTAAAACATCACCTTCCATTAGATAAATAGGTGTGTCTGCTAAAACTAATGTTGCATCAGCTGGAACTGAAACTGTTTTTGCTAAATAAACTGTTGCATCAGCTCCTGTTGGTGTAATTCCAGTTGCACCAGCAGTTGTTAAGCCATCAACAAAAAGATCTACAGTAGCTGCGTTTGTTCCATCAACGTTAGCAACTGTGATTCTATTTATTTTTAAAATTTTATCTGCATCTACTGTCAATAAAGTTGCAGTAGCAGTAGAAGATAAATTAAATCCGAGATTACCACCTACTATCGATGATACATTTACTATATTTGGGTTTGCCATAATTTACTCCTTTTATCCGAAAACGATTGCCATTGCAATAGCTTTTCCTGTAGTTATTCCTGCTGTTCCAAAACTTAAAGTTCCAGAACCGTTTGTAATTAGGGCCTGATTTGCTGACCCATCAGCGTTTGGAAATGTAAGTCCATCAAGAACGATATTTCCTGATCCGTTTGGTGTAATAGTAATATTACCATTTGCACCGTCTACGATCGTAATTACACCTGAATTTGTTCCTGAATTAGTATCTAAAATAAGGTTGTGAGCCCCACTAGAAGTTATTGTTGCATCTGCTGAACCTGTTCCAACTTTTGTTTCACCAGTTCCTTTTGGAATTAAGGCAAGGTCAATATTAGAATCATCTCCAGTTGCTGATATACTAGGTGCATTACCTGTTGCAGCATTTGTAACATCAAGTTGATTTACAGCAGAGGATGTAGTTTGAAATATAATTTGTTCATTTCCATTTTCATCATTAATTCCATGTGCATCATCAAAAGCTATGTTAAAACTATTAGTATCTAAATCACCGCCTAATTGTGGTGAAGTATCATCAACAACATCTGATATACCAGTTCCAATTGCAAGTGTTTTAATATCTGGGTTAGTGCTATCATTAGCTGCAGCGAAAACTATTTTATCACCTTTATCTGAAGCTCCAAAAGTAAACGTGGATCCTGAACCAGTTGCATATTTAAATTGAACTGTGTGTGATCCTGAAGTTGAATTTCTTAAAATATAAAAATTTTGTGCATCATTTGGAATTGTTACAATTTGATTTCCAGAAATAGTTCCTGTAAATTCAATCATTCTGTGAGCCATAACAGCACCAGTCGATCCATCACTAACTGACAATGCTGTTGTTTGTGCGCCGCCAGCAATACTTTGTTGAGTAAACCCACCAGATATTTGTTCGATAAGTTCTAAGTTGGTATTAGTTTTTGTTCCCCACGTACCAGCGTTTTCACCAGTTGCTTGAAGTTCAATACCTAAAGGTGTAAAAGTTGATGCCATAAATTTTTCTCCTATGCAGCGTCAGTATAACTTGTATTTGATCCAGTTGCAACATTTGAATACGAACCATTTGAGCCCGTAGTCTTATTAGAGTATGACGTATTTGATCCTGTTGCTTCATCAGAATACGACGTATTCGAGCCTGTTGTTCTGTCACTATATGATGTATTTGATCCGCTGTCAATATTAGCATAATGTTGTATTCCTATTATTCCTAAGTTTGAAGTAATCGCATCTAAGATTAAACCTTGTCTAATATCATCAATTGCAACAGATCCTACAGCTGATGTTCCAGCTTGACCTGATAAACCAACTGACATGTCATCTACAGTTACAGAACCAATAGCAGATGTAGCTTCAACACCTGTAACATCAATTATTTGTGCATCATCAATTGTTAATTCACCTACAGCTGTTTCTGCTAAAACACCAGTAATAGACGGCGGACCAAACTCTAAACCTAATGTGCCTACGTTAAATGAAGCCGATACTCCTGATATAGCTGCTGGACCAAATTCTAAACCTAAAGTTCCTAAAGTCGTTGTGGCTGCTTGACCTGTGATATCTGGTGTTGAATCAATAGTAAAAGTTGTAGTTCCTAAAGTTGTAGTTAATTCTTGCCCTGATACACCAACTACATCTGCTGGAGCTATTGTACCAACACTCGCAGTTGCAGCTATACCTACTGCAGGTATAACTTGATCAGGAGACTCACCCCAAGAATTATCATTCCAACCATCTCTACCCCAACCAACTAAAGTTCCTGCGTAAGATAAAGTTGGTGTTGCAAAAGTTGACTCTAATCCTGTAGCAGTTACTATTTCTTCTAAAGCAACAGTTACACTGCCAACACTAGTTCTTGCAAATTTTAAAAGTTGATCTCCTGTTGGTGGATCTGCAACCATGTTCAAAGGAACACCAATACCTTGAACAACTGTTCCTAAAGTGGTGTCTGCTTGTTGACCAGATAACTCATAACTTACTTCAGTTACTAAAGATCCAACAGAAGATGTTGCTTCTTGATCTGTTAAAGTTCCTGAAAAATCTACTTGTACTGAAGAAGAACCAAGAGAAGAAGTTACTTCTTGATCTGTAATTGTTGGAGTAGAATCTAATCGTATTGAAGAAGATCCAATACTTGTTGTTAAAGATTGACCATCAAGTGTAATTGTTTGATCAGAAAGATCTCCCCAACCACCAGCGCCATTCCAAGCCTGTGCTCCCCAACCTGTTTTTAAAGTTGTGTCTTCATTCCAATTAGCTTGGCCCCAGGTGAACCTGCCCCATCCTGAAGTAGTCGACATGGTCGACCTCCTACGCTATACGAATGATTGCGTTACTTGCGTCTGCTGTTGGAAATTGAATTGTAAATGTTCCGCTAGAAACTGTTTTGTCACCACCAAAAGCAATAACAGCAACAGCTTTGTTAGACTGAGAAGAGTTATAAATTAATGCACCATTAGCTGTGAAAGATGCTGAAGTAAAACTTACGTCTGCAAAATCACAAAATGCAGTTGTTCCAGATGTAGTTGGTGTAACACTTGTTAAAGTTGCACCACCTGAACTATACGCAGATCCTGATGTATTTGAAATTTCATTTGATGTTGAAAAAGCAGTTGTTCCAGCACCTAGAGAGGCATCACTTGTATATAAAGCTATTTTAAAAGTATCACCACTAGAAGCAGTAAAGTTGTGTGTACCTACTAAAATTTCTTGTTTAAAACTTGTACAAATTGCCGATGATATAGCCATAATTTTTCTCCTACGGGTTCGGTGAATTTATTGGAATACGAACAGCACCATCAGTATAGTCATCTCTTCGTCTTCTACCAATTTGTTCACTAGCGAACTTTTGTACCTCTTGTTTATATTTATTTTCATACAATGTCAACATATCCATTGGACCTTTTAAAAATGAGTATGCCTCTGACAAACAACAATACAAGAGCCCATTTGGAAAATTAAGACTAATATAATTAGTGTCATCGTTCTCCAATAATGCAGGAGCTGCATTGTAATGAACTCTAAATGAATAAGTTTGATCAGGCACTGGCGCAAACATCATTCTTCCAGAAGTAGTATCAGACTCTCCTGTTGCACCACCAAACATAGCATAATATTTAGGTTGTCCTCTTTTTGTAGAGGCCGTAGAAGAAATGTATTCCTGCAAATATGTAATGTCTTTTTTTTCTAAAAATACATTTGGTCCTGTTGTAGCCGATGTTGAGTCATAAATTTGTATAGCCCTTATGAAAACTGCTCCTGCAGGAGAGTTAATTGTCTCTTGACCAACAACTAAATTTCCTGTTTGTTGTTTTCTATCTGCATCTATTGGTACATCTCTAAAAATTCTATATTGTGCATTTAAAATAATATTTTCTAAAACACTGTCTGACAAGACAGTTGAGTCTACTTCTGTATAACTTTTAATTTGTGTTTTTAGTCCTGACGCACTTAATCCAGCCATTATTTAATTATCTCCCTACAAGTTGGACAACTTTTTTTAAATCTTAAATGTGTTGCACAGTGTTCTGGTTTAGGTTCTTTTACCTCTTCATACAAAACAAGATGAGGGTCTTGTTTTTCTGATTTAAATATATTCTTTATCCAATTCCAAATATTACTTATCATGGTGTTATAGTAACTGGACCTGCGGTCACAGTTGGTCCTCCTGCTTCTTCTGTTATACTAGGAGTTGATCCTAGTGTAAACGTATATTTATTTGTTGTAGTCACTGTTATACTAAAGCCTGAAGAATTTTCATAGCCTGTAAAAGCTACACCTCCAGGACTTCCTTGTACGTTTCTAAATCTTACTGTATCTCCTGAAGTTCTTCCATGATTATTTTCCGTTACAGTTACTGTCGTTGATGATGCTGTTGTAGAAAAAGGATTATTACCTAACATGGCAGCAACAGCTGGTTCTACTCTATCTGTTCTAACATTTCTTAATGCAATACCATCTGCACCATGTGGTTTAGGTTCTAACTGTGGTTGTTTAGCCTCGTACTCTGAAACATGAACCAAGGATCCATTCCATTCTCTAAGCATTTCTCTGTATGGAAACTCCATGCCAGATCTATCTGATATCGCTTTTGCATATTTACCTGTCGCGTACTTTGCCATTATGCTCCTGGATAATAAGCTTTAGGTGTAATGTGTGTGCTTGAAGCCGAACCATCCTCTGCCAAAGCTCTTGCAAACTCATCCTCATAAGCTAATTTTGTAGCTTGAATAAGTTGTGGTTGATATTTTTGTGCTAGATAATATGCGAGTCCTGATACCATACAAGGTACAAATCTGAATGGTACATCGGTTGCGTTTGTATAATCTCCAACGTCTTGAATTCTTTTTATAAAATAAAAATGCATGTCTCTAGATGCATTTGTAGAATCAGGTGTAGGATAAATATGTATTCTAACTTTATCAATAAATCTTTCTACCCAATATTGATTAGGTGTACCTTTAGATAATTTATTAGAAAAACCTGCATAAGTAGATCTATCTACTTTTGTCATTGGTGAATCTGATTGTGTAGTTTGAGTTCTGTTAGATCTTAATTGTGCCTCAAGAACATCGGACATTCCATAAATACCATTTGTTGGAGTGGTTGTTGCAGAAGTTCCATCAGCACTTTCTCTAAAAAAATCATAATCTGATTGACCTTCTATTAAATCAAGATTAGTTTCTTCTATTTCCCAATAGTGAATTCCTCTATTTCCCCATTCTTGAAAAAGAATATTTAAAGATCTTCTTGCAGATTTAAGTTGATACCCTGCAACATTTTGTAAACCAATACGTTC